CGGGGGTAGAAACAGGAGTTGCAGAAGTTGCAGCTGCATCAGGCGCAGAAGCCTTAGCGTTAACAACATCCTTAACTTGCTTAAGGGTTGCACCAGGAGTTTTCAGCATATTGCTGTTATCATCTGGCTTGCTATTTTCTGGAGTAGGGCCTCCAAGATCTTCCCATGCACCAGTTTGACCTGGAGTTGCAACTGGAGTTGCGCTTTTTTCTGGGGAAGCCGGTGCAGATGCATTAGCATTTACAGCGGTTTTGGATTGTGAAGTGCCGGTTTCCATTTCTTGTAAATTTTTACCACGGGACATTTGAACTCTCCGATTACCTTTGTATAATCTGTATTTATTTATTAAAATTAAAGATTAGATAAAAACTCTTGGAACAGATTTAACTTCTGTTCATCAAGCTTTCTCTGATCAACAAGAGTATTAATTCTCTTTTGAGTTTTTGTAGCGAGTTGTTCACGGAGAATTCCTCCTTCCCAAACCCACTCTTTACCTTCCATAATTCCAGAAACAAAAGCATCTGGAGCAGAAGGATCTGCTACGATATCAGCTGCAGTAGCAAGCATGAAATCTTCACCAACAATTTTATGACCTTCACTGGTTGTTTGAAGTGAACCAACACCACGAGAAGAAACGCCTAACATTACACCTTCATCAAGAAGAGAAGATGCAATCTTACCCATAGGAGTGTTGAGGATTTGTGCTTTACCTACAAAATTATTTCCCTCTTGAACGAGAGAAGTAATTTTGTGAGAAACACGATCAAGATTGACGGTAGGGCCGTCAGGATGTCCGAGTTCTCCAAGAGCACGACCCTTAGCAACGAAGTTTTCGTTGTAACGATCTACCTCACGGGAAAGAACATTAATGGGATACATTCTCCCATTACGATTCTTAATTTCTCCTTGAAGGAATACACCTTCAATGTAAAGTTTTTTGCTAGCACCTTTTCCTTCGGTGATAATCTTTACATTTGTTACTTCTTCGGTAATTAGTTTCATGGTTCTTAGTTGGTGAGTCCTACTTTAGCGGCTAATACTGATGCAGAGGATGCAAAGATCACATCAGTTGATGCTTTTTGAAGAAATTCAACAGAAGCATTTGGCATAGTAAATGTAGAAGTTGAAGCAGCACCAACAGCAGTTGAAATACTAACCGTAGCTGCAGCACCAGAACCATTATATAATCTTACACAGGTAGCTTCACTAATACTGGAAGCAGTTCCTGCACTTGTTGGCATTGCAACTTCTGTTGCAATTATTTTTGTTCTTTGCATTGTTATAATAAAGTCCTATAATAGTTATTTATTATTCTGCGTCTTCTTCCGAAGTTTCAACTTCAACTTCTGGTTCTGATTCTGGTTCACCAAACATTGAAGCAGCTACAACTGGTCTAATAATCTCAATATTTTCTGCAGATTTTTGCATGAGAATTTCTTTAATTCGGTCACTAATATCTGCAGGAGATTCATTAGAAACCATCATGTCAATAAGATCATCCATTTTTTAAAAGTTCAGTGTTTACTTAAGGGTATTTATTAAATTCTGCCACCTTTTGGCATCTTTGGTTTTGGTGCTTCTTCAGTAGGAGGCATTTCTGCTGCAGATGCATCAGTTTCTGGAGTCATTGGAACTTCACCCATTGCTGGTTGTTCTGCTGGTGGTTCTTGACCAACTGGAAGTCCGGTCATTGGATCTACTGGAGGTGGAATAATTCCCGCTGCTTGTTCAGCACCGATTTGTTCATCTATTTCTACGATTTCAGCATCAGTTTGTTTCAGAATATTTCTTCTTACATAATCTACAGAGAAATACTTACCAACGTAAGGTTCTGCAGCAACAAGAACATTTAATCTATTTTGAATTAGTTCCGCTTCTTTAAGTTCTGCAAAATGATTATCATAAACATAATCAAATTGAATGTGATCTGAAAGAACTTTCCAATCTTCTGGAGTTACAACATTCTTGAGAAGAAGTTGCGTTTTTAGCATATCCATGAAGAGTTGAGAAAATCTTTTTCTCATTCTTCCCACAAACTTAGTGAATTTAATTTCATCTCTTAGAATTTCTGAAGATCTTCCGAGATTAAACCCACCACTTCCACTTAAACGTGACTCTGGAACTCCAAGTGCTCTGTAAAGTTTCTTTTGGAAATACTCAACGTCAGTGAGTTCTCCTAAATTTTGTCCACCAGGAAGTGTAGTGATTTCCGTTCCCCTACCACCTTCACGTCGAGGAAGCCAAAAATCCTCAAGCATGGACATCATTCTTTTATCGTCACGAATCTCACCAGTATTTGCATCGTAAACCAACTTGTTGCGATAACGAGTCATAACATCACGAAGATATTGTTCTGCTTTAATCTTAGGAAGATTTCCAACATCAATGTAGAAAATTCTACGTTCTGGAGCACGGGATAAACGATAGATTACCAGTGAATCCTCAATCATGCGGAGTTGATTGAGAGCCTTAATTGCTTTATGTAAATATGAAAGAACTACCTGTTTATTTCTATCTACTAAACCAGAGTGAACATAAGTAATTGCATCTTTAGAAATTCTTGCAGCACCACCTACAGCATTTTTAAAATTACTGACAGATTGTCCAGCACCTGTACCACGAATATTTGGATCATACTCATAGAACTCCTCAACCTCAGGAGTTGACATATTACCATTTGCGCCTTTTCCAGAAGTTACTGAAAAAGACGGATTCAATACATGTTTACCATCTTTTTTAATTTTTCTGACAAGTTTAATTTTTGTTGGATCAATATATCTTACTTCTTTGATTCCTTCTTGTGGTTTTTCCAAATCAATAACTTTATGGTAGTAGATTCTCCCATCTACATACCAATTTCTCATAATCTCGTGGCATCTTTTATCGAAATCTAGAATTTCTTTAATATACTTAAATTCTTGTCTGATTATATCCTTTAATCTATCCGAAGCCGGAACGTTCTGTAAATCGATTTGAACTGGAGAATCATTTTGATCTGAAACAATTGCTTCATTAATAATATCTTCAATTGCACTATCCACTTCTGGATGAATAGCCATTTCACGATATCTTTTAATTAAATCATACTCAGATTTATAAACTCCTTCGATATCAACATACTGACCATAAAATCCACTTGCAACATAAAAATCCGAAGAATCTTCTTGATTCTCCGGAACAGGAGAAACGATGGATTTTTTTGATCCATCGTCCTCCGAATCTTGGATTTTAAAACCAAATAATTTAGGCATTATTCAAGTAGTAACTATATTTCTATTATTTATAGAGGGTTCAAAATCTGAGGATCTGTACCCAACTGAGTAGCACCATTCGCATCAAGAGCATCCCACCACTGAACTTGAAGGTCAACAGTAAACTCTTCAATGGTATCGGTGGAATCATAAGAAAGATCAATTGCACTTACTGCAGTTGGGAAAACTCCGTAGAACTTGTATGCCTTGAGAACTGGAATTGCATCTCCTGGAGTGGTAGCTGTTGGAGCAGTGACACTCGATTGTGCAGATGAAAGCGAGGATCTTCCAAACTGTTTTACAATCGCATCTCTTTGATACTGAGCTGGATTGATTAATCCGGAGTTATCATCGTGTTTGTTGATAGCATTCATCCACTTCTCAAAAGCAGTTCTAATAGAGAAGTCAACGTCGTTGATAACAGTAACTGTCCAAACATCGAATGTTCTATCACCTGCAATTTTTAAAGTTCTTCCACGGAAAGGAACTTCAATAACACCAACGTTTGATGCTGGTAGATTTGCAGTTTTGATCATAAATCTAGAAAGTTCACTCACAGTTCTAGTTTGATCTGTAGTGTTGTCACCACTCGTTCCTTCGGTAGCGAAGTTGGGGAATGTAAGTTCAACTTCGAAAAGGTTTGGACGAGCTGCTCCACCAATCAACCTTGCTTTAAAATCTTCTAAAGTTCTGGAGCTAAAACTTGGAGTATTTGAGAATGACATTTGTTTTTACCTCTGTAGGGATTGATGTTTTAAAAATTAAACGGTTCCAACAACCTCTTCAAAGCTAATACCAGTTCTATTAGCAACAAAAGTTAGACCAATGAAGTTAATTGATCTTGCAGGTTTGATGAAAATATCAGCCCTAAATTGATTTGCATCAATTACATCTGGAGTGTTGTTTGATTCATCACAAACAACAAGGAAATCGGTGATTCCTCTCTTTGACTTAACATCGCGGAGATATGGTTCAACGATATTTACAAAGTTTGTTCTGGTAATAACATCGTTAAACTCAAAGAGTTGTGCTCTTGCAGCTCTAGAAATAGTATCTTCGACGGTTAGGAATAAACGACGAACATTAATTCTATCAAATGCACTTGAAACAGATAGTCCAGTTTTATCGCCAAAAAGGATAATTCCAGCTCCAGGTGAGAAGATAACTGGGTTAATTCTCTTAGGATAGAGAAGATCTCTTTGTGGTTGGGAAGGATTATATGCAAGTTTAATGGCATTATTTACCACACCTCTAGAAGATCCGGCAGGTGAGAACCAAGGGTAATTATTAATAGATGTTCTTGCCATTAGTCCAGCAATATCTCCATTTAATGGGATATATCTGAATTCATTATTAAATCTATCAAACATGTACTTATAACCGCTATCAAATACTGCATAAGAAGATGATGTTACGGAATCAAAGAAGTTAATGATGTTAGTAGTTTGAGTATCGCTATTTGAAATATTAAGAACTGAAGATCTTGTAGGAGAAATGCAAGCAATACAATCTTTTCTAGCTTCAGCAATATCAATCAATCTATTAGCTTTTGCTTGAGCCTCAAATATTGAGCTTCCTCCATCTGGACCAGCGATTAAGAAATTAATATCATACTCTGCTGGATTTCTGAAAATTTCGTATGCATTTAATACATCCGACAATGAAAGTGACATTCCTCCAGATCCAGAAGAATAATCATAACCACTAGTTAGTGAATAGGATTTATTTCCGGCAGATCCGAAATTTACTCCTGCACAATTCTGACCCCAAGCAATAGATCCACCACTTGTTTGTACATATCCATCAATAGAAGTAAATCTATTTCCGGATATTGCATCACTAGTTCCAGCAAATACATAACTAGAAACATTTGCCAAATAATTTTTATAGTAAATGTTCTCGGATGGAGAAGTTTTAGCATCCAAACCTTTACTTAAATTGGTATATTTCTCTAAAATATTTCCAGAAACTCCTGTGATAGTTCCACTATCATCAACAACTACCACATGAACTTCATCATTTTTACCACCTCTTTCCGCACAATACTGAGAAGTACCTGGTTTTGGTGCGATAGATTTCCAATAAACTACACTATTAGTTAATCCCAAAGTTTGTTGTTCATACCAGTCAATAGCAGTATTACTATTTTTCGTTAAAAGACCTTCACCATTATCTAAAGTGTTTTCGATAACATTTCTTGTATATCTAACAACAAGTGTAGTTGCTGCAAAAGAAACTGGAGAAGCACTATCAATGAAAACTGCTGACGAAGTAATACCAGTGATTCTTGCAGTTAAAGCGCCATTTAGTGTTTGAATTAAATCACCAACGGACACAAGACCTTGAATTTGTACCTGATCAATGAATCCATCTGGAGCTGTAATTGAGGTAGAACCTACTCCAATAGTTGCATTATTTTCAAATCTAAATTTCTCTAGAGATGTAGCTGTACCTACACTATTAAAGATTTGATAGTATCTTCCAGCACCTCCAGGGATTCTGTTTAATCCAGAAGAAGTATAAGAAACTTCGGTTGATGTTCCTGCAACTATATCGTGTAAACTTACAATCTTAACATCAATACTATCTTTGTTAACCTTGCTTACAATACCTTTTACAAATCCATCAAAAGTTTCTACGGTTCCAGTTGAAGTAGCATAAGTTGTGGAAATTCCACAAGTTATTGCAAATCCAACAGAAATTCCGAAAGTTCCAATAGCAATTCTTTGATCTGCTGCAGCATCAATTGTGCAAACCTTTAGTCCATTTGCCCAAGATCCTGGATCTTTAGCAGCATAAATCCAATCACTAGCATTTGCATAGTTATTGGAATAATCTTCTTGGTTTTTGATTTTTAAACTTACTGGGGTAGATACTGGATAATGGGCATTCTTTAATTGAGATGAATCTGCCCTTACTACTCTCAGTACACCTCCATATGAAAGATAGGAGGATGCGGACAACCAATATTCATACTGATTATCATTGTTTACTGGCTTACCGAATGTATTCAATAAATCCTTTTCAGTTTCCACAAGAACGGGAACATCTACTGGACCCTTTTGGAAGGGACCGACTAGGGCGGCTACTTGATCGTTTACTGCATCTATTCTGCCTACAGTAAGATCAATCTCCCTAACTTTTACGCCTGGTGATACTAAGTTTAGCGACATGTCTTTCCCTCTAAAGAGTTTCAACTTGACTACAAATATTTATTATTTGCTTACTTTATAATGGGGAAACCGCCAATGAACAATTTACCAGTCAGGATATTCCCATCTATGACTAGAAATTTTTATTTTTCTACTATTTTTTATTCTTAAAATAGTACATAATTTGCATTCATAA